TCTTCAATGACAACATTAAGATTGCTATTCTAGCAAACAAAGCAGAAACTTCAAGAGAACTTCTATCGCGTTTACAGTTAGCATACGAAAATCTACCGAAGTGGATGCAGCAAGGTATCATAGCATGGAACAAGGGTTCGATGGAACTTGATAATGGTTCCAAGATTATAGCAGCATCCACCTCATCATCTGCTGTTCGAGGAAACTCTTTCAACATCATCTTCCTTGACGAATTTGCGTTCGTTCCTAATCACATGGCAGAGCAGTTCTTCAGCTCTGTGTATCCTACTATCTCATCTGGTAAGACAACGAAGGTTATTATCATTTCCACGCCTAACGGCATGAACATGTTCTACAAGCTTTGGCATGATGCCGAGCGTCAGAAGAACGGATACATTCCTCTCGAAGTTCACTGGAGTGCTGTTCCTGGCAGGGATGCCAAGTGGAAAGCAGAGACTATCGCAAACACCTCTGAGAGGCAGTTCACGCAGGAGTTTGAGTGTGAATTCCTTGGGTCGGTTGATACTCTTATCTCAGCGTCTAAGCTACGTGCTATGGCGTATGACGACCCCCTGCATCAAAACAAAGGTTTGTCTGTTTACGAAGCAGTAAAAGAAGACCATGATTATATCATGACGGTTGACGTATCCCGTGGAACCAACAATGATTATTCAGCATTTGTAGTATTTGATATTACCACACTGCCATGGAAGGTAGTTGCTAAATATCGAAACAATGAAATCAAGCCAATTCTATTTCCCAACATCATAGAAGAGGTTGCCAAAAACTACAACAAAGCATACATTCTTGCTGAAGTCAATGACATTGGTGAGCAGGTTACTAACATCCTACATTATGATTTGGAGTATCCAAATATTCTGATGTGTGCCATGCGTGGTAGAGCTGGTCAGATTGTGGGTCAGGGATTCTCAGGCACCAAATCTCAACTTGGTCTGAAGATGTCAAAAGTGACTAAGAAGGTTGGATGCTCTAACTTGAAGACACTGATTGAAGATGATAAACTTCTCATCTCTGACTACGAGATTATTAGCGAGCTTACCACATTCATTCAAAAGAATCAATCGTTTGAAGCTGACGATGGATACAATGATGACCTTGTGATGTGTCTAGTATTGTTTGCGTGGTTGGCTGTTCAACCCTACTTTAGGGAGATGACTGATAACGATGTTCGCAAACGTATTTACGAAGAACAGAAGAATCAGATTGAACAAGACATGGCACCATTTGGATTTGTCTCTGATGGATTAAATGAAGTAGAAGAAAAATTTGTAGATGAAGATGGTAATATTTGGTATACTGATGGATATGGAAATCCATATGCAGATGTTGAATATATGTTATATTAACAATGGATATCGAAGACGAGTTTTCTCTAGAACATTTATTATTCAAAGAAAGAAAATGTAGGGTCTGTGGAGTTACAAAAGACCTAATGACAGATTTTTATGTAATAAGAAAGGGCAAAAAATATTTACCATCTTCATATTCATATGAGTGTAAAGATTGTACTATAGAAAGAGTAATTAGACAACGCAAACAAGAATCTCCAAAATTATGGGAATATCCTGATTGGTGATGTTCATGCATTGTTTCCCCATTTGAAATAAACATTTTCATAAATATTTGTAGTTAAAAATGAACTACTTCAAGAGGAGATAAACATGGCAGGTCAAGTCTCACCTGGAATTGTTTTAAGAGAAACTGATTTAACTACTCAAACTATTGTTACCACAGAATCAAATACTGCTGCATTCGTAGGCAGTTTTGCTAAAGGTCCCGTAGGAGTAATGGTAAATATTGCTACAGAAAAAGAACTCTTAAATACATTCGGTGCCCCCAACGCAAACAATTACGAAGATTGGTTTACCGCTTCCACTTTTCTTTCATATGGTGGTCAATTACAAATTGTAAGAATTGACGACACAGTTTTAAAGAATGCTGTTGAAACTGGAACCGCTCCAATCATCAAATCAATCAACGATTATATTGCAAACTATTCAACATACACAACATGGAAGTTTGCAGCAAGAACACCAGGAACATATGCTAATGGATATCAAATTTCTGTAATTGACGGAAGTGCATTTACTGGAACATACAATGGAGTTTCTGGAACAAATCTTGTTGGTAGTGGTTCAGGAGCTTCTTTCAACATTACTGTCACACAAGGTTCAACTGCTTATGCTGCTGTTGTTGCAAGTGGTGGTGGTGGTTCAGGATATGCTGCGAATAACACCATCAAAATTTTAGGTACAGCATTAGGTGGAACTAGCCCAGCAAATGATTTAACACTCACTGTTACCACAGTAACTTCTGGTGCTGTCACTGGTGTTAGTGTTAGCGGAACTGCTTCAACAAACGCAGCATATGCTTCAAAATCTGTCAATTCAACTGCATGGACTTCTATTGCTCCTGCTCCTGCAGATTCTGATACCATGCATATTGTTGTATTAGATGCTTCAGGAAATATTTTAGAAACATTTTTATATACTTCTAAAACTTCCACAACTAAAGATTCTCAAGGAAATTCAATTTATTATGTAAATGTTTTGAGAGACAAATCACAATATGTTTATGCTGGTGGAGCATCAGCTCCAACAGGTGCTTCAACATATACATTAGCAAACGGTGTTGATTCTTATACAACTACAGTTTCTAATATTACAACAGCTTATGATGTTTTTGCTGACACGGAAATGGTCAACATTGATTTTATTTTAACAGGAGCAAGTCTTGCTGTTACTGCCGATCAAGTAACAAAAGCACAAAAAGCAATTACAATTGCTTCAACAAGAAAAGATTGTATTGCTTTTGTTTCTCCTCATAATGGATTTGTTTCTCTTTCTTCAGCAACAGCGCAAAGAGATGCAATCATCAGTTTCTTTGATACTGTAGGAAATAGCACTTCATACGCAGTATTTGATAGTGGTTACAAATACATTTATGATAAGTACAATGATACTTATCGATATGTTCCTTGTAATGGAGATGTTGCTGGATTGTGTGTTCAAACTTCTGCTCAAGCAGAAGATTGGTTCTCTCCTGCTGGATTAAGCAGAGGAAACTTAAGAAATGCAGTTAAACTTGCTTACGTTCCATCAAAAACAGATAGAGATAAACTCTACCAGAGAAGAATCAATCCAATCACATCTTTCCCTGGACAAGGCATTGTTCTTTTTGGAGACAAAACTGCTCTTGCAACCCCAAGTGCTTTCGACCGTATCAACGTTCGTAGATTGTTCCTTGCCATCGAAAAAAGAATTGGTCAACTTGCTAAAACAGTTCTATTCGAACTCAACGATACATCAACTCGTGCATCGTTCGCAAGTGCAGCAAATTCTTTCCTTTCGGAAATTTTATCAAAGAGAGGTGTTACAGATTATCTAGTTGTATGCGATACAACAAACAATACTCCAGATGTAATTGATAGAAATGAATTTGTTGCTGAAATTTATGTAAAACCAACTAGATCAATTAATTACATCACGGTTACATTTGTTGCTACAAGATCTGGTGTAACCTTCAGTGAAGTAACAGGTCGTCGTTAATTCTATAAAAAATTTTCACGGAGTAAAGAACAATGGCTATCACTAGTAGCGTAAGTCAATTTTTAGGAAAGGTTAACCAAGGTGTACGCCCCAATCTATTCCTAGCAACAATCAATTTCCCAGCAAGAGCTGGTAGCGTAGGTCTTCCAACTGGAACAGATGACAAAGATTTAATTAATCTTCTTTGCAAATCTGCTGCTCTACCCGCTTCAAATCTCGGCGTTATTGAAGTTCCTTTTAGAGGAAGAACTGTTAAGATCGCAGGTGACAGAACCTTTGATACTTGGACAGCAACATTTATTAATGATAGAGACATGAAGATTCGCAACGCAATGGAGCGTTGGATGAGATCAATGAATGCTCACGAAGGAAATACTGCTGAACTTTATACACCAAATAACACACAAGGTTATACCGCTGATATCACAATTGCACAACTCGAAAGAGATTCTTCTGCGGGTGGTGGAGTTCTTCGTAATTACAAACTTTGGAGTTGTTTCCCAACTAACGTATCTCAAATTGATCTTGCTTATGATAGCAATGACCAAATTGAAGATTTTACAGTTGAGTTCCAACTTCAATACTGGACAGTAGAAACACCAGATTCTGGTGCATTATCATCAGGTGCTTCAACTGGCACTATTGCATAATCATAAATATATTATACAATCACTGATTATGTAGCAATGAGTCAACTATTTGGATTTTCAATCAAAAGCAAAATGGAGGAACCCAGGGGTCAATCCCCAGTTCCTCCTGGTGCTGATGATTCAGTAACCACCGTAGCTGGTGGTTATTTTGGTTCATATGTAGATATCGACGGGGTGGCGCGTAATGAGTTTGACCTCATTAAACGCTACCGCGATATGTCTATGCATCCAGAAGTTGACTCTGCGATTGATGAAATCGTTAACGAAGCAATCAACTCAAGTTTAGATGATACTCCAGTATCGATTGAGTTGTCTAATCTTCCAGTTAGCGAATCGATTAAAAATAAAATCAGAGAAGAATTTGCTTATATTCTCCGCCTCTTGCATTTTGATACAAGAGCACATGAAATGTTTAGAACATGGTATATTGACGGAAGACTATATTATCACAAAGTTGTAGACCTTGCAAATCCAAAAGCAGGTATTCTAGAACTTAGATATATTGATCCACTGAGAATCAAAAAAGTTAGAGTACAAACCAAAGACCCCAAGATGGCAGATGCCATGAAAGGTGTTCAAGGTTCTGCATATCAATATGATTTTGGTGAATATGTAGAATACTACATGTACAATCCAAAAGGATTTATCAGTTCCACCTTTGACGTTAACAACGCTACAAGTGGCGTCAAGATTGCGAACGATTCTATCACATATGTAACTTCAAGTCTTCAAGACCTAAACAAAAAAATGGTCTTGAGTTTCTTACACAAAGCAATTAAATCTCTCAACCAGCTTCGCATGATTGAAGATGCGCTGGTTATCTATCGTTTGTCAC